AGCGGCTGCCGCACCCGCTGTAAGGCCGCCCGGCGACATCACGGATGTGACCGCGCCTCCGACCGTTCCGTGGCACAATGTTCTCGATGCCGAGATGCGTACCTATGCGCTCAAGAAGGGCTACGATCTGACGGATCCGATGAAGGCGTTCATGGCGTCCGCGCGTGGTCACATGGAGGCCGAGAAGTTCATTGGCGTGCCGCCCAGTCGTCTGCTCAAGCTGCCAGAAGATGTTAACGATGAGGCTGGCTGGAAGGCGGTGTATCAGCGGTTCGGAGCACCGGTCGACAAGAATGGCTATGATTTCTCGCAGGTCAAGTTTTCGGACGGATCCGATCTCGACCAGAGCTTTGCCGAGTTCATGCGGACCAAGGCGTTCGAGCTGCATCTGCCGACCACCAGTGCGGCGGCACTCAGCCAGGCATTTGTCGGCTTCATGGAGGAAGGCGACAAGCGCGAATCCGAGGCCATGGCTCAGAAGCTGACCGAGGAGAAGGCGCAACTTCAGAAGGACTGGGGCAACAACTATGAGTACAACCGGCAGACCGCTGTGCAGGGTGCTCAGAAACTCAAAGTCACGGCCGATGACGTTGCGATACTCGAGAAGGCCGTGGGCTATTCGCGCGTGATGGAGATTTTCCGCAAGGTCGGAGCCGGCACAACCGAGGACGCCTACATTGCCGGCAAGCAGGGAGGAGAATTCATGACCACCCAACAGACCGCACAGACCAGGCTCAACGAGCTCGTGGCTAACCCGCAATGGGCGCAACGGCTCAGCCAGAACGAGCCGGAAGCGCGCCGTGAGTTTGAACAGCTCACTCGGCTGATTTCCGGCTATGTCGAGGAGGCCGCGTGATGATTACACCGACCGTTGGACGAGTTGTTTGGTATTACGAGGCCAATATTGGTCCGGCTGCGGCCATCATCTGCAAGGTTCATTCGGACAGGTTGGTGAACCTCATGGTGATTGCGGAGAATGGGACTACGTTCCCGGCCGAAAATGTAACGCTGATACAGGACGATGACTGGACGCGGCCAAATGAGTATTGCGAGTGGATGCCATATCAGAAGGGCCAGGCTGCGAAGACCGAGGCATTGGAAAGCCAATTGAAGGGGGCCGCGTGATGGAACAGCAGACCGAAACCACGCCCGTAGACGAGCGTCGGCAGCGCTTGCTGGCTGCGCTCGAGAAGGCCCGTGCTGCCCGTGCCGCCAATATCAAGGCCAGAGCTGAGCTTAGCCCACTTTCTGGTATGGCCCTGCTTGGCCCAGAGTTGGGCAAGCCTCACGCACTGTCACGCGCCGCCACGCGCCGCAAGAAGACCGCCAAGACCCGCCTGAACGAAGCAATTGTGCAGCACAAGATCGCCAAGAAAGGGCCGCCGGACAATTGGCTGGATGGTATTCACCACGCCCCGAACGGATGTCCGTTCGCATGTAAGCCAGATCGTTGCGTCATCACCCATGAGGCCGTCTGTGCCCATCCAGACACTAACTTGCAGTCCAAGTATATGGCTAGTGGATACACGGAGGTGAACGACAGGTTCCAGGCCGCCAAGCATGAACTGCGCCGGCTCGATGCCGAGAAGTCGCTGAAGAAGTGATGGTATGCTGTCGTTTCGAGAAATGCTTTGTCTGTGGCTTCCTTGGCACAAGTTCGTTGTGTGCAGGCGCATTAGCGTGCAGTGCGAATACCTGAGATGTTCGTGTGGTCGCGAATACGGCATCAACCACGATGTTCGCGTAATCCTGCCGTGGCACACAGTTAGGCATATACACGAGGAATTCTAATGCCGTGGAGCGCCAAGACCTTTGCGGCCCGGCATAACAAGAAGCTAGCCGGCACGCCCGCGGCTGCGAGTGCCGCGAAGCAGGCCAACGCCATGATCAAGGCTGGCGTGCCTGAGGGTGTAGCCATAGCCACGGCATCAAAACGTGCGAATCGGATGCGCAGCAAGCACGCGAAAGCCAAGAAATGATTGAACATGGCTCCTCTCACTAAATACATGAAGGCTCATAAGGAGCCTGACAAGCGCCCTCCTATTTTTGCTGACGATGTTGCGCCCGGCGGAAAACGGACCAAGGAATCGGTCAACTATTCCAGGGGCAATGAGGCCGAGCATTGCGGCATCTGCAAGCATTTTCAATTGCCCAATGCGTGTGAGCTGGTCGATGGCCATATCGTGCCGTCGTATTGGTGCCGGCTGTTCGTCAAGAGCAAGATTATGCGTCCCGGTGCGTTGCGACCGAAAAGATGAAACCGCAAATTTCCACGCGCATGTGAAAGCCATGCGGGTTGAGTTCGGGCGGCGGTCCGTCCCCTCTGATCGCCGCTCATAACCCAAAGTCTGTAAGCCCGTGTTTCCGGTCCCCTGGCGGTTACGCCGCATAAAGGACAAGGCCGATCGGGTGAGTAAAGCCCCCGAGAGGACACGGTTTCTGGGAATCTGACGACCCCCGCTTAGCGGACACGGTCGACGCGAACACCGACAGCAGTCGGTGCTCACTCGAACCACGTCCAAGGCGGGAGCGCGCCGTGTCTGAAAACCTTTTCAAGCTGTACGTCACCCAATTCTCAACCATCCTCAACGTCAAGCTGCAGCAGCGCACGTCGAAGCTGCGCGGCCGTTGCATGGAGGGTTTCCACATCGGCAAGCAGGCATCGCCCGTCCAGTACATCGGGGCGATCCAGATGAAGACGCCCTCGGGGCGCTTCGCACCGCTTGACCGGCAAGATGTGGACTTCACCCGCAGGTGGGTGTTCCCGATCGACAAGGAAGCGGTCCAGCTCATCGATTCGTTCGACAAGCTCAAGCTGCTGACCGATCCGACCTCACAATATTCCGACGTCGCCGCCGCTGCCGTCGCCCGCGAGTGGGACGACCGTTTGATCGGTGCCGCGTTCGGTACTGCCCAGATCGGTGCCGACGCTGGCGGTCTGTCAGGTGAAGTCTTCAACGCCTCCGGCCTGTTCCAGATCGCCAGCACTTTCGGCTCCTCGGCCGCGTCCGGCCTGACCGTCGCCAAGATGATCGAGGCCAAGCGCATCTTCCGCAAGGCGCAGGTCGATGTCGACCAGGAAAGTCTGACCTGGATTACCAATTCACAGGGCGAATCCGATCTGCTCAACCAGGTGCAGGTCGTGTCGACCGACTTCTCCGGTGCCGACCGACCCACGCTCGTGGAGGGCAAGGTCACCCGGTTCATGGGCTTCGACATCATCTACTCCGAGCGTCTCACGTCGAGCGCCAACGTTCGCCAGAACATTACCTGGGTGAAGACCGGCATTTACCTGGGCATCTGGAAGGATGTGCAGAACGACGTGTCGCAGCGCCGTGACCTGTCGAGCCTGCCCTATCAGCTCTGGACCGGCATGAGCTCCGGGGCGACCCGGCTCGAGCCCGGTCGGCTCCTCCAGGTGCTGTGTGCCGACACTTCGGCCGCCGCGGACGTTGTGCCGTAAGGAGGGGACATGGCTGCAATCTCGTTCTCAATCAAGCGCGGCGATGACGGCTTCAAGATCAACAGCTTCACGGTCGGAGCCTTGGCGCCGAATGCCGATGACATCGAGTTTCGGTTCAACACGACCGATACCAATGCCGCCGTGCTGACCCGCAAGGACCTGGTCAAGGCGCTGGAAGCCTTTGAGCGCTTGATCGAAAGCGGTCCGATCTTCACCACTACGCCCGTCCTATAGGAGTCCACGATGGCCCTTCTTATCAAATCAGCTTCCATTACCTCGTTGGATTCCACTCCGCTGGTCGAAGTCACGTCCGGTGAGGGCACCAGCGGCTTTCTGAAGTCGGTCAACGACAATTTGACCGCTCTGTTCACCGGGTCCGGCATCGGCGACATCTACCGATTTGTCCGCTTCCCGACTACCGCCAAGATCAAGCGTGTCGTGCTGACGATCTTCCAGGCATCGACCGCAGGCGCCATGGACATTGATGTAGCGTTCTCGGATTCGACCGTGGACGGCACGCCGCAGTCACTTGCCGGCGGCATCGTTCAGGTGTCCGGCCCGGTCGACAACAAAATGTTCGGGGCGGCGCAAGCTCTGACTGCTGCCATCGTCATACCGCCCAGGGAAATTACCTACAATACCAGCGGTACCTTCACCACGCCGATGAAAAATCTTCCGCTCTGGCAGGCGTTCGTCAATCTGTCGGCAACGCAGTTCACGGCTGATCCGGGCGGCTACTTCGACATCGTCGGCAAGGCCACGACTGCGCCGACGGTCACAAACACCATTGCGGACATCCAGGTGGACTACGTACAGGGGCCGTGATGGCTTTTCACTGGAACGATCTGGCTGGCTTGCAGGCAACTGGCGGCGCTGTGCTGCGCAAATACGATCGGCTGGTCGAGCAGGCGCATGGAGCAACGGCTGGTTCGTCGGCCGCTCTTGCTCGTCTGGCGTTCGAGAATGCGTGGTTGGCCGATCCGGCAGCTTTGAAGGCGCAGTGCGAGGCTGAGGCGACACCATCATTGGTAGAGGCTGAGCCAAAACTTGAGGAGCCTATCTGATGGGCGGACATACGCACAGCGGCAATCTGGCCCATGACACAGCCTGCAACACAGCCGAAAGCGTGCGTCAGGCAGCGCAGACTTCTGCGGCACAAAGCCCGGCCGGTCAGGTGGCGCTCAATGCTGCCGAGATTGTATGGGCGCGAGCGTGTATTGCCAGTTGCAACACCAACAATGCCGGCGTCGGCAAGGAGCCATACCAGACCTTGCTACGAGCACTCGGTACTGGAGGTCTTTGATGGCCACCTTGAAGGAACAGACATTTATTGTTGCGGTCTTGGCGGCAGAGCAGACCAGACAGGTAGCCAAGGCGGCTGCATTCACGACCTATGGATTCGTGCTGGCCAATCTGGCGGCTTACATCGCGGCACTGTCTGCGGCGGACGTAGCCTACATCACGGCCGTCAACGCAGCGGCGAACACGGCCGGTTTACTTGGAACACCGGGGCAGTCGGGACCGCTCGGCAGTCCGTGGGCATCGATCGCTGCGTAGGTAGGGCATGGCATTCCTCAACGTCACGGAATATGCCGAGATCGCGGTCGGTCCAGCCGGAAGGGTCGGACAGATGCCGTTGGGGCCGAAACTTGCGTCCTACGGCGTAGGCAATGCCGGCGCTACTACGCAGGGTGCCGTGTTCAATGCCAAGACCCGGTTCGTGCGGCTGCATACCGATACGATCTGCTGCTACGAGATCGATACCAATCCGACCGCTGTTGCGATCGGGGCCGGAATGAGTTCGCGCCTGGCGGCAGGTCAGACTGAATATGTCGCTGTACCATTGGGTGGTGGTTTCAGGGTTGCGGCGATACTGAGCACATAGGGACGGTCATGAGCTTTGGAAGCCTGGGAGCAACCGGTCCGGCCGCCGTCGACAACATGGCGGCGCTGCTCAAGATCGTGACCATGCTGCACGAGACGCCGGCCGACTTCATCGCACAGGTCAAGGCGTTGCTTGAGGACGTTATAGGCCAGAATACTGCGCTGAAGACGATGCAGGCGGCGATTGCAGATCAGCAGGCGCAATTGGCACAGCAGCAGGCTGCTGTCCAGTCCAAGCAGGATGCGCTCGACGAGCATATCGCAAAGCTGCGGAAGTTGACGGAATAGGAGCCAGCCATGGCACAGAGAGTCTTCCACGCTCCCAACTTCACCCCGACCGCTCAGGCGGACACGGGCGCGCTCACGAACGCCACCTACATGGCGATCAAGGGCGGCTCGGGCACGCAGTTGATCAATATCAGCGAGGTTGCCGGCATGGGCCTTGCCGGTACGTCCGGTGCCATGATCATGCAGCTGGCCAGGGTCTCGACTGTCGAGACAACGCCGACCGCACTTGCGGCTCCCAACAGTGACGGTCCGAAGCATCCGTCCACGGCTGCGCTGGCAGCACCGCCAGTGACCTTCGTGGCGGCCGCGGCCGGTCCGCAACGTTCGGCGGTCACCAGCGACACCAAGCTTGAGCTCAATTTCAATGCCTTTGGGGGCATCTTCCGCTGGCAAGTTCCGCGCGGCGAGGAATGGGCTCAGATCGGCAATACGGCATCGCTGGGCGAGAGCGTTTATTCGCAGTTCACCGGTGGCTCGTCCAATGCCATCAGTGCGCACATCGTTTACGAGCCTCTTTAGGAGTCCGATGTGGCAGTCACGCACAGCGACAGCTATCAGCTTTCGCAGGAGATTACGTTTCAGAACCGCGTGCAGGCATCATTGACGTTGGCTTGCGTCAACGTCAGCAATGAGGGCTGGGCGATAGCTTTTCATCGAGAACGTGCAGATTTTTGTGCGCGCGTTCTAAGTAGCCCAAATGGATCGCCAAATTGGGTGGCGTTGTTTTCAAATACAGTAGCCAATGACACAAACGTCATCAACGATGCAACGGCCGCCGGAACTGTGGTGTTGACGAGCGGCAATCGCGCGACCCAGCAGGCACTGGTGACGGATGCCCATATTGATCTTGCAATTGCGTCGTCGTTCAATTCCTTCATTCGAGAGCCTGCCAGCTAATAGGGTTGGCAAATGGCCATCAGCTTCGTCCAGCGCACAAACGGTGCTTTCGGTGCTGCACAAGCCTCTTTAACCGTCAACATTACTGCGATGACTGCTGGCTCGTTTCTGGCTATGGCCGGCGAGTTCGACGACGCCGCTGGGGTTTCGACAAATATCTCGGTCAAAGACAGCGGCAACGTCGCCGCATCTATCATTATCAATCCGACAGATGCTCCGGGAATTCCAGCACGCTACTGGTGCGCGTATATTCCGGTCCCCACAGCAGGCGCCACCAGTGTCACAATTACCTATTCTGGTGGCAATAATCCCGCCTACGGTGACCTGTTCATCTGGGAGATAGCCGGCATTGCCAACCCTATTGTGGATAAAACGTCGAGTGCCACCGGGACTGGATTGAATGCGGATAGCGGACCTACTGGCACATTATCGGATTCTGCCGAGGCCGCGATTGCCTACGGTGGCGATAGCAACGTCTTCACGACTACGCCTACTGGAAACTGGACTCATCTGGCCATCAGTACTCTGGGCGCATTGGGCGAGGAGCAGGTTCTTAGCGCGAATACATCAATTCATGGAACGGGCACTACGTCAGGACCTGGCGAGAATTGGTCAATGCTGGTGGCGACGTTCATGTCGGCACCAGTATTGAATCCTGTTCCACCGCAACCAGAATGGCCATATGGAAAAGAGACGGTCTATCCAGTACAGGGGAGGACGTGGACAGGTTCGCCGATGCAGCAACAAGTGACGCCGCTACCGCAACTCATGGGCGCAATGGTGATGTGATGTTGAAGAAACCAGGATATCTGCTCGTCGACCATCGGGCCTCGCCGGGCCTGCCTGAGGACGTTGCGGTGCGGGCCGGTTATGACCCATTCCTATGTCGGGAAGGACATACCTTCGAGGCCGATACGCAGACCTGCTCGCATTGCAAGGCTGTCGTGGTGATGAATCCTGACCGGGTGCGGGCGCGCAATCATTGCATCTACTGCAACCACTATATCTGCGATGTCTGTGCGTTCAACATGAGTAAACCCGGCTACGTGCATGTGCCGTTCGACAAGTTGGTTGACATCGCGAAGGATTGTGAGGCCACGGGCAAGGCGTTCGATCCGATGAAGATACTGAGGCCGTGATGGAGACTATTATCATTGCAGTGTGTCTTATGTGGTTGGCGTTGCCATTCGTTCTTTTGGTAATCTTGGCAATAAAGAGGGCGATCGACGGGTAGTGTGATGGGTGCGACTGGGACGGCGACGGTGAATTTCGGGGGCTTTCCTGGCTCCAGCGATACGACTGTACTAGTGACGGGGCAGACCGGGATTGTGGCGAATTCGCTGGTCGAGGCATGGCTTGTCCCAACGGCAACGGGTGATCACAGCGCCGATGAGCATGTCGCGGATGGACCGCGAATCATGGCCGGGAATATCGTGCCAGGGACGGGATTCACGATCTATGCGGTGGCTCAAGATGAGGAGCCCTCACCAGTCGGTGCCGGTCCAATGCCATATGGGCAATGGTCAGTTGCCTGGGTTTGGAATTAGGAGAGAAACATGGCTATTCAGGTGCAGGGAAATAGTGGCGTTGTTTCCGAAGTTGGCGCAACCCTTCGTGCAATGAATGTGACACAAAAGGCGTTAGAGTATGGCGCACTCGGTCACTACCGAACGTCGGTTCGCATTGTTTCGACCTCTGTTCAGGCCGCGAACTCTAGACTTTTTGAAATCCGCAATACGGCAAGCAATCTTCTTGTTCTTACGCGCATGACTATTCGTATTATGCAGATTGCCGCTGGTACGGCGCAAGAGAACTCGGTTGACCTTTTTAAGGTTACTGGATTTACGGCGGTTGATACGACGAATACCGTCACCCCAACATCGTCTGTGAAGAAAACAACTGGAATGGCCGCCTATCCAGGCGGTGCAGCCGTTCGGCATTTGACACTTGCTGGTGCGGCGGCTGGTATGACGGGTGGAACTCTGACGAAGGACGCGAATGCATTGGCGACATTTCCATTTCTCGTCAATACAGCCGTTTCTACTAATCAGCCCTCTACTTGGGGTCCTTATGATGCTGTTGATGATGTGAACGGAACGCATCCACTTGTGATGGCCCTGAACGAGGGATTTATCATCGAGAGCCGCGTGCTGAACGTGACGACCTTCGGTGTGGCATGGTATCTCGACGTGTCTTGGGCAGAGGTTCCAACTTCGGTTTACTAAAGGAGGAAATGATGGCAGTTCGTGAAAAGTTTCCATTCACCCGCGTAGTTGTTTTTGACGGTGTTTTGACTTCTGTCACCATTGATTTTACGGAGGATATTCGGGCAACTCCTGTAGCCAATCCATCCCCACAGGTAATCTTCAGTGCGAGTGGAGGATCGGCTACAGACAGTAATGATAATTTAATCCCATTTACGACAACCTTGTCAGGAAAAAAAGTAACCTGGACCTTTGATTCTCCGCCAAGAACGGCACAAGGGGCGTTAGGGCTGGCTGTAGAACTTCTGTTCGCTTCTGGCTAATGCTTTGGGAGAGCTAGGTGTCGCTTCTTCTAACCCAGCTCTCCAATCTCGTTACGCGGTCGCCTATCTTCATGCGGCTGCAGGGGCCGTCGTATCTCATTGATACGAATATCCCTTACAATGCCGCGCTCTATGCCACGCCGGCTGTCGTCAATCCGGTCCGGCCTGTCGAATACCCGGTTCCACGCACCGTCGAATATCCCACCGCGATGCGGACGTGGATACAGACGCCGATGTTTGCGGCGGCTGTGGTCAAGCCGATTTCTAACATTGATTTCTCGCTTGCGCGTCAGGTCGACTATCCGGTGCAATTGCGGACCTGGGTCAACGTTTCGTTGCCCATCTCACCGCGGCCACCGATCAGCTATTACGACACGTCGCCAGCTAGAACGATCGAGTATCCCACGGCGTTGCGCACGTTCGTCAACGTGTCGTTGCCGATCTCGCCAATTCCGCCGTTCAACTACAATTACCCGCTGCCGCGCGAGACTGAATATCCGGTCAGTCTGCGCACCCTGGTCAATCAGGTGGTGCAGTTCCAGTCGGCACCGTCGATGCCGCCGCTTGGCTTTGATTGGAGCTTGCCGCGCACCGTCGAATATCCGAACAGTCTGCGAACGTGGGTCAATGCGGCCGTTCAGACACCGGTTGTCGTAACTCCACCACCATTCAATTACGACTATCCGGTCCCGCGCACGGTCGAGTATCCGACTGCTCTGCGGACCTGGTTCAATGCGGCCGTCAAGACACCGGTCTTGCTGGTCCCACCGCTTTGCTACGACTATCCGGTCCCGAAAGGGCCTGATTATCCGATTGGGCTGCGAACCTTCGTCAACGTGGCGCTGCCGATCTCGCCGGCGCCGCCGTTTTGCTACGATTACCGGCTGGCCTATGATGTCGAATATCCGGTCAGATTGCGGACCTGGATCAACGATGCCATCCGGTTCGCTAAGCCGCCGCCGAATTACAGCTATCCGGTGCCGCAGGGGCCTGAATATCCGGTTGGGCTACGGACCTGGGTTACTGGTTTCCAGGCTCAGTTCCAGCCGGCGCCGGTACGGCCGCCGCCCATGAACTTTGATTTCAGATCGCCGTATAACCCGCCCTATCCGACCGTGCTGATGTCGTGGCTGCAGCACCCACCTGGTGATGCACCATTGCCGCCACCGGTCGTGCCGGTCGATTTCACCTATCCGTTCATAGCCAATGTGGGCAGCCTGATGAACCGCTAGTGCGTTGCTGTACGATAGTGTGTCCGTAATGACACACTATGAGCGCATTCCTGATCGCGACCGACATCGCCAATCGGGCTCTTGACCATTGCGGTCAACCCTTGCTCGATCCCATCCAGGGCTTTGCCGAGAATAGCCAGCGGGCGACACGGACGGCGTTCGTGTATGACAAGCTGCGGCAAGCTGAGCTGCGCCGCAATGTCTGGCGATTTGCCATCCGCAAGGCCATTCTGCGGCCGATCGACTCCAACACGCTGATGCTCGTGCCATCGCTGTGGAGCTCGTTCACCACCTATTTCATGGGTTCGGTGGTCAGTGACCAGACCGGATATCTCTGGATCTCCAAGATCCGCGACAATCTTGGTCTGCAGCCGGAATTGTCAGCCTTTGCCTGGGAGCCGTATTTCGGCCCATTGACGGTCAGCCGGTACGACGGCAGCACAACTTACTTCTCGGGTGAGGTCGTCTATCTGCTGCTCGGCAACGGTACCTACAATACCTATCTGTCGCTCGTCAGCGGCAATGCGGTCCACCCGGCGTTGCCGAACGAGTGGTCGATTTCGACCATCTATTTCAAGAACCAGGTAGTGCGGGTATTCCCGGCATGGGCTGGTGGTACGACCTATACGCAGGGCCAGACCGTTCTGAACAGTGACGGGCTGATCTATTCGTCGCTGCAGAACGGCAATATTGGCCATTCGCCGGCCACGAGCGCGACGTTCTGGCAGCTCGTGCCGACGCTGATCCTGCAGTCGCAGTCCGTGCCGTCGACCAGCACGCTGGTGCCGCCGCTGTCTTCGCCCGTCAACGAGTGGGTGCAGAGCACGACCTATGCGCTCGGCAGTTTCGTGATGTTCGGTGGCATCGAGTATCTGTCGATCCTTGCCAACAACACCGGCAATTTCCCGAACGCGGCAGCTTCGACATTCTGGAAGCCGCTCACGCTCGGCACGTTCTACATGAGCCTGACAGATTTGAATCTCGGCAACAATCCGACCACTACGTTCGTGGCCGAGTGGTCGAGTGGCACGACTTATGGTGCGGCTGCGACCGCTACCGGCTCGGACGGCGTGATCTATTCCTCGATCGCGGGTGGAAACCTCAATCACGATCCGACCTTCTCACCGGCGTTCTGGACCAATACCGGAACGCTGTCGCCATGGGATACGGTGTTCGTGCAAGGCGGCGGCAATGATGAGTGGACGCAGATCGGCGGCTCGTCGTTTCCAAGCGGTGTCGGTCTGACGGCGTTCAGCACGACCTATCCGGTCGGATCCGGTCCGTCGTCGCAATTGTCGACCAAGAACGTCTATCGGCTGCCGGCCGGCTTCCTGCGTGAGGCACCGCGTGATCCGAAGGCTGGATCAGCTTCGTTCCTGGGTGCCCCGTCAGGTCTCGCCTATACGGACTGGAACCTGGAAAGCGTTTTCATCGTCACCCGTGATTCCGATCCGATCATGTACCGGTTCGTCGCGGACGTGACCGACGTGTCGACCATGGACCCGATGTTCTGTGAGGGGTTGGGCGCACGTATTGGGTTGGAAGTGTGTGAGCCGCTCACGCAGTCGAGTGCGAAGTTGGGTGTTATTGCTAAGGTTTATAGTACAGTAATGACAGAAGCACGAACTGTGAACGGAATCGAGACGGGAGCCGAAGAACCGCCTGAAGATGATTACGTGACTTGTAGGCTATAGCCATGGCTGATGCGTCATACGTGCAGCCCACGTTCATTGGCGGTGAGGTAAGCAAACTCGCTCAAGGAAGATACGATCGTCAGGACTATCGCAGTCTGATGACGGTCTGCCTGAACGGCCTCCCGCTCGAGACCGGCGCGTGGGTGCGACGGCCCGGCACGCACATCAAGGCTGTCTCGCGCGGTGGTGCGCCGGCCCGTACACAGCGATTCGACTTCAAGCAGACCGCACCTTACGACATCGAATTCACGGATGGTTTCTTGCGGTTCTTCGCCGGCAACTCGTTGGCGATGACGAATGATCAGCAGGCCATTGTATCGATATCGGCCGCCAATCCCGCCAAGGTCGCCACCACGCTGGCACATGGCTGGACGACCGGCAACACCGTCTATTTCAATGCGCTTGGCGTCAACAATCCGCTGCTGCACAACCGGCCATTCAAGATCACGGTCACGTCGGCAACCGAGTTCACCATCGCAGATGCGGTGACGGGCGCCAATATCGACGGTTCGACGCTCGGCGCCTTCGTGTCCGGCAACGTCACGCGCGTGTTGGAAATTACATCGCCGTACATCACCGGATCATGGATCACGTTGCGTGTCATTAGAGCCGATATTCCGATTCAACAGGGCACGACACCGGGCGCGGTCATTCTCAATTCTGGCGTAATCCCTTACGTACTTAAAGTGGCGACTGCACCAAGCGGTAACAACTTTGCGACATTTACACTTGCTGCCGCTAGTTTCAAGGATGGTCCTTACCTTGATGTGTTTACCAATGGCGTACAAGCAACGCCATCAGCCGTGAACGGCATTATTGGACTGACCTTGTCGTTCGCGGCTTTCGATGTGGCGCGGGCCTATTCGATCGGAGATTTTGTTACCAGTGTAGCAATCAACTATCGTTCTCTTACTGATGGCAATCAGGGCAACGTACCGGCCGGTAGTCCGGCTAATTGGGTTGCTGTCTCAGCCGGTGAGGCAATCGGGCCAAACGGATTTGTTGGTACGGATATTGGCCGTATGGTGCGTCTTTATTCCGAACCATCACTTTGGCAGGTTCCTACGGTTTATGCGCTTGGCGATGTTGTCGCTTATGCTGGCACCTACTGGCGCTCGCTGGCGAACGGTAACAGTGGAAATCCTCCTGGAACAGTGGTGACGGCATGGTCATTGATGCCGACTGCGGCGATTTGGACTTGGGGCAAGATCACGTCATTGACGAATGAGATTAGTCGTTCGCTTGCTGGCTCGGTCAATATTGGAGATATGGTCCTTGCTGTTGGTGGCTTGGCCAATGCCTTTGATGGCAATTTCTCACAAGACAGCGCTCATAGCGCTTTGGAGCAATTTGCTGGAGGTGTTACGTCCGGTACCGGTTATGTTGGCAAGAACTACAGCGGGGCATCGGCGCAGGCGATCGATTCCTGCACTGTGTGGCCATCAACCGATGCGGGGTTCTTCTTTCCATCTATCCTCGACTTTGGCCTCAATGGCTGGAGTGTTATGGTCACGCTCAACCTGCGTGCCAAGGCAACGGCGCCGGTGAATTCGGCGGATGGTACGCTACTCGGCAGCACCAGCTTCTCGATTGTAGCACCGCCTGGTGGTGGCCCCATTGATCCAGGACTCGATTTTACTCCAATTACGATCACATCGAATAACAAGGTGACGACCTGGAATTACGTCTGGGTGCAGACGACGTTTTCGATTGTTCTTGGAGCCGGCGCCATCCTTCTCAGCAGTACGATGGCGGACTGCGAGCTGCAGTTCTTCAATCCGCCAGGTACTGGCACATCGAGTGGCGTCAATGTTCAAATCCTTGGTGATCCGTTGCTTTACACCATATCGATCCGCAATTGGAGGCTTGGGCTCTATTCCAATACGACCGGCTGGCCGACCTGCGGTACCTATCACGAGGGCCGACTATGGCTTGCCGGCCTGGTCGGCAACAGGTTCGACGGCAGCAAGAGCAATGACATCTTCAATTTTGCGCCGACTGCGCCTGACGGCACGGTGGCTGATAGCAATGCCATTTCGTATACATTTAACTCGGCGGACGTGAACACGATTCTGTGGATGGAACCGGACCAGCTCGGCATTGTGTGCGGTACCGGTGCTGGTGAATGGCTGGTGCAGGCGTCATCGCTCAACAATCCGCTCACGCCGACATCGATCCAGGCGCATCGCGCCACCGCGCACAAGTGCGCCAATATTGAGCCGCGCCGCACCGGCCTTACGCTTGCGGTCGTGCAGGCATTCCGGCGCTCGCTGCTCGAATTCTTCCATGATGTCTATTCCGGCAAGTTTGCGGCGGATAATCTTGCCGAGCATGCCAAGCACCTGACCAATGGCAACATTGCCGAGATTGCGTTCCAGCACGAGCTGACGCCCATCATCTGGTTGCGGCGCGATGACGGGGCATTGGTTGGCATCACCTATCGACGCAAGACACTCGTGTCGTCGCAGCCGGCAGAAATGCGCGGCTGGCACAGGCATACACTCGGTTCCGGCCGTACCGTCGAGTTCATCTCGTCCGGGTCGTCGGCCGGTGGTACGCTCGATGCGCTCAGCCTGGTGACGAATGATGCAGCGACGGGAATCCGGCACATCGAGGGAATGAGCGACATCCTGGATGAGGGTGCAGCACTGTCGCAGGCAGCTTATCTTGACGATGCCATTACACCCGATGCAGTGTCGAGCAGCTCGGTTACGCCGGCGCCATTCGGTGGGCTGACGCTCTACGGTCTCTGGCCGCTCAACGGCGAGACCGTGACGGCTTGGTTGGGCGGGCTCGACTGCGGCGACTATTTGGTGGCGAACGGGCAAATTACGGTCCCGTATGGCGACGGCATAAATGTCGGGACGGCAAATGGCTTGTTTACCGCGGCATTCGCCTCCACGCTCACCTTGTCGCAGATGCTGGTCGGCTTCACCTTCACCAGTGACGGTCAGATCGTGCGACCAAATGCGCCTGCGGAATCGGGTGCTCGTAGCGGGCCGGCATTCGGCAAGCTGCGGCGTAATCAGTACTACACCGTTCAAATCGAGGGTGCGGTGGCGAGCGGCATCTTCGCTGGAACTGACTTTTCCAAGCTGCAGCCGATGTTGTTCAAGGCCGAAAATGGCAGAGCGTTGGCCGTCAACGAGCAGTTCACCGGCATCCATCGCGATAATCTCATCGATCCTAATTCCTTCGATGCCATGCTCTGCTGGCGCATTATACGGCCGTATCCGGCCAACATTGCTGCAATCGGTGGGCACTTGCAAACACAGGATGCGTAATCATGGCGATCAGCAGCAGCTCAGTCGGCGCCGCCAGTAATGCGGTAAGTGATATCTTTGGCGGCATTGGTTCGCTCTACAAGGCAAAGGGCTCGCGGCTCGAGGCGCAAGCCTATGACAAGGCCGCCGCATTGGCACGGCTGAATGAGCAGTACACTAAAGAATCGACCGACATTAAGGAATTTCAACAACAGCGTGATTCCTACAAACAGATTGGCGGCCAAGAAGCTGAAATTGGGGCGTCCGGCTTCGCGGCGACCGGTTCTGCGCTTGACATCCTGCGCGAGAGTGCCTCGCAAGCATCGCTGACCAAATCCGTGATCAGCCAGCAAGGACTGATCGAGGAAGCCGGCTATGAGGAGCAGGCACAGTCTTATGATTTGATGGCGGCAGCCTCGCGCGAAGCCGCCAAGGCCGACACTTGGGGTGCGGTTGGAAAGTTTGTGGGCGCCGCGATCAGCGTTGCTGCCGTCTTTTGAGGACATCTGATGCCGAAAATAGCAGAGTATAATACACCGGCGCTCAACTTGCGCCCGACTGAGACCGGCGTTACGGCGGTGGCCGCAGCGGCTCGCCGTGTCGGTGCCGAATACAACGAAGCCGGCTCGTCCATTGCATCAGGCGGACAGGCTATCGCACATGCCGGCAAGCTCGCCGGTGACGCGTATGTTGATTACAAAGACCATGCGGAAAAGTCCGCTGGTGCTGTGCATGGCGCCAACATGCTCAGCGGCCTGGATGAAGACTGGAATCAGACTATCAATAATATGAAAGACCCGAACGAGCCGGGTGTTGACAAGAAGTGGATCGAAGAAAAGCTCGAGCCATCGCTTGAGCAGTTCAAGCAAGGCTTCACTACCGAGAAAAGCCAGCAGTGGGCCGAGAATTATACGGATCAGCTACGCAATCACTTCTTCAGGAAGACCGGTGCCGACATGGCATCGAAGGCGGCCGATGCCGCTGATGTCAATCTACGGCAGACTACGAACACGCTGTCGAATGCGGTCCGCAATGATCCTACCAGCCTTGATGTCGCACTCAAAACTTATGAGACATCGATCGATGGCATGGTGTCGCATCCGAGCCTGAAGGGCGCCAAGGCCGACAGGCTCAAGACCATCATGATGCAGCAAGGCAATGAGGAAATCGTCAAGTCGGCAGCGCTCGGTCATATCGAGAAGACCGGCGAGATACCGGATTTTGCCAATGATCCAAAGTACTCCCAGTATATCAAACCAGGTGAACTGAAGCAGTTTCAGCAAGCCGCGGCCAACTACAAGAGGGTGAATGACAGCCAATCCAAGGCGGTGGTTGCGGCTCAAAACCGGATATCGAGGGATCAGTTCGACCGAGACATGAACGATCTTGCCGTGTCGACGACAGACGAGAACGGGAAGATCGTCGTCGGTCCCGAGCATTTCCAGCGATTGAAGCAGATTCTCAGGGACAATCCTGAAGGTGCCGCCCAGAGAGCCGGTGCCCTTCGGGCCATGGAAAACCAGTTGCGGACCTTGACCAATCGAATGAACAAGGCCGATCCGCCGGCCAAGGAGTCGCGTCCAACATACATGGACCTGACCAAGAAAATTGCCGATGGCACGATAACCGACGTCAATCAGATATACGAGCATGTCGACAAGCTGACCGTTTCTGACTTGAATAGGCTTCGCAATGAGTTCAGGACGGTGAAGACCGATGCCGGTCAGACGCTGCTGCAGTCGAGGGAACGGTTCTTCAAGCAATGGTCGGCGGTTATTGATCCAGATCCGATCTATCGGACCCCGGAAGGTCTTGACCGGGAATCCCGTGCCAGGGTTGCGGCAGAGCTGAAGGAAAACGAACTGCGCAAGGCCGGTAAGAATCCGCAGGAGGCCTACAATCCGGCATCGCCGGATTACTTCGGCAAGGCCGAAAATATGTTGCAGTACGCTCAGCCTCCTATGCAGCAGAGACTGCGTGATCAGGCAATCCAGCAAAAGAACCGACCATCGGTCATGCCGGCAGAAAAAGTTGCGCCGCCGGCAGCACCTCAGTCAGGTTCTGGACTGAAGCAGCCGGTCTTTGATGAGCGGTTCAAGGGTGCTTTCAGGCCGCCAGGTGATTGGCAATTCAGTCCGAGCCGTCAGCAATATCGCAGTCCAGATGGCGATATTTACGATACGGACGGCAAGAAGCTTGGAAAGAAATAATGGCCAACACAGACACGCAGGACGACTGGCAGCCGGTTGGTCAAGGCAAGCAGGCAGCGGAGGCTGATGATTGGCAACCGGTTGGACAGCAACAGGCGGCACCCGAGCCGCTCAATATGAAGGGTTTCAAGCAGCGCCTGTCCGACCTGTGGGAGCGTGGCAAGGTCGATCCCGAGACCGCTATGGCGTCTTCGCCTGAGATGCGGATGGCGGAGGGCGTCGGCAAGAGGTTTGTCGAGGGTTTCAAGACCGGCTTTGGGGAAGAAGAAATCGGACTGTCAGACGAGCAAATACAGCAGATCAAGGCCCTTGGATTGGGACCGGGCGGATCGGCGGCCTATGCGTACCTTGCTCAGCAGTTCAAGTACGGGGCGGTTTTGTTCCGTGGAATAAATGCCATGTTCACGGGCGCGCAAGAGGCGTCTGTCGGGTTTGGTGTGCCGCCGGACGTTGCACACATACCCGATGCACTCATGGGCAGTCCGCACCCGACCGGCATTCCCAAGCCGGGTGAGGCGGCAAGCATCTCGCGCGTCATTACCGACCGTGACGGCACGCCACGGGTGCAACATATCGGGGAGTTGCCCACGCAGGGCGACTTCAAGGCCGGGGCGGATGTTCTAGCTGAGCCACGTTACCCAAATGCGCCAGGATATGACGAGCCATTTCCAACTATGGGGCCTGGCGGCCCGAGCGGTCCAGGAAATGCTGGGAAGTGGCCATGGCCCCGCGCCGCCCCATCCCTTGTCGAGAAGAACCTGCGTGAGCTGTGGGACGAGCGTGGCATTCACCCGGCCGAGGTGGTGCATGACGCGCAGAATGATTCGTTTCTGCGACATGAGGTGGCGCTGCCGTCAGTGGATGGGTGGCACGCATCGCCACATGAGTTTAGTGAGTTCGATTCGTCCAAAATCGGGACCGGGCAGGGCGCGCAGGTTTTCGGACGCGGTATTTACATTTCCGAGTCGGCAGATGTTCATGCGGAGTATCTGAAGGAATTTTCTAGTTCCGATACCAATAATACACCTACTGTTTTTGCTCGTCATGCACTTGAAACACAGCCAACCCGTGAAGACGCCATTGCGTATCTTCGTAGAAAGGAAAAGGAAAACCTAGAAGAAAAAGGCTTGTCGAAAGTAAATAGAGAATTTAATGCAGAGCATTACAATCGCGCCGCCGAAATGCTGGAAATGGGAGATACTCCAAATCCACTAAGAGGCATCTCTTACCGCGTCCGCATTCTTGCCGATCGCGAGCATATGATCGATTGGTTCAAGCCGCTTCACGAGCAAAGCCCGTTCGTCTTGCAGGCATTCGAGCGGTTGAGGGATGCCATCAAGGCAGAAAATAAGAATGCCCAGTCCGGGCTGATGCTTGATGGCCTGCTGGGTGATCAGAACAAGGCAATCCAGAAAACATTGGATGCCCTGAAGGGTGCAGGTGCGACAGCCAAGGAAGTGCCGTCATTACAATTCGATGACTTCTATAGACAGTTTGCCAAGTATGATTTCGATGAGATCAGTGCGGCCGACATGATGCGCGATGCGGGCATTCCGGGCATTAAGTATCTTGATGCAGGCTCGCGTCCAAAACGTAGTCGTAACGAAGCTAAGCAGGAACTAGCCAGACTAGAAGGACTGTTGCTTGAACGACCAGACGATACACAGTTACAGAACTCAATTAAATATATCCGCGATGAGATCGTTGGGGGAGAGCCGACTAGCAACTTCGTGATCTTCGATGACAAGCTCCTGCAGATCACTGAAAAGAACGGCGTGCCGTTCAAGCCCACCAAGACTGTCCCGGTCCAGAACACACCGATGCCACAGGGTACGCCACGTTCCGAGCTCGCCCGCACCGGCGAGCCGCACATTGATGCCATCCTGAACGATCCGGTGACGAAACGGAACATCGACGAGCCGGTCATCAACGATCAGTATGACGTGCCATACAGTGCCGGCGGTTCCGTCCCGTTGCACGATCCGACCATGTACATCGACCGGCATTTCCCGCGCATGATGGAAGTGGACGGCGTGCGGTTCGACCCGGCCGAGCCGTTCACGATCCATGAGAACGTCGAGCAGCACGTCATGGAAGTGCTGATCAAGGGCGGCATGGACAAGCAGACGGCCTACAAGGTCGCGCATTTCGAGTTTGCCGAGAAGGCTGAGGGCGCCTGGTACCGGGCGCACGGAATAGACCAGGCCAAGGCGGAAGAGGCGTACAGGCCGTATATTGATGCGATACAGCATCGGCAAGGCGGGCATTTCATCGGCACGACTGAACTATTCGACATAAATCAATTGTCAAAAATGGGTAAGGGCAAGAGCGAGCGTGCGGTATTTCTTGCCCCATCAGAGGCACTGGCTCGTGATTATGGTGACATTACAACACCGGTCAATGTCGATGCAAAGAATCCAAAAACCATTGATTGGACGAAGCGCGAAGGCATTTCTGCGAGCACCAAGAAAAAGGGGCTTGAAGGCTGGTACGACGAAAAGGACATGACACGCGAGATCGAGAGGGCGCGTGCCGAGGGTCACGACGTTCTTTATATCGACAATATCGAGGAACCTGGCACGCGACATGGTCCGCACAGACAAACTGCAGTTCTCGATTCGGGTATTATTCGTGAGACTGAGCCATTCAATCCACCGCCGAACCTTTATGTAGACCCATACCCGCACGACGATGTCCGTGCCGCCAAGGGCGAGCCGCTGGCCGAGCCCGGCCCGACCAAGCTCGAGATTGCACAGGCGAAGGAGATATTGGCACGGGAGCCCAAGCCCGGATCGCTCGGTGCCGACGTGACACGTGACATGCCGACGCCAAGCCTGGCCGAGGAGCCTCCGCCGCCGCCAGGGAGCGTGGTGGCGGCCGGGCGCGAGGCGATGAGCAAATTGTACAGCATTGCGAACAATCTTCACGGTGGGCTAGATCCCATGGCGACCAATTTTGGTACCAGGGATAATCTGCATCGTGATGCAATGCGGATCACCAAGGATGCCATGAATGCAGTGGCCCGCATTGACTACAATCATCTGCGAGTCGACAGGGAAATTGTACGGCGATTCGATGCCGAGTCACAGAAAGTGCAGTGGGATCGGGTCGACGAGCAAAGCGTGATGGAGCAGGAAGGCAGGATGAGCCCGCACATGGGTCTTGCTACGCTTGAGCCTGCTGAGCGCGCCATGGTCGAATATCTCATGGAAGATTCGAAAGCGGCCTGGGCACATGCTCTTGATGTCGAAATGGTCAAAGGCGACGGACTGCCGTCTTATGCACCGCGCATGATGCTGAACATAGCTCTGGCAAATGAAAGCGGGAGCGTGTCGCCACGCGCCTTGAATGCGCTTGGCCGTGATGTGTTTACCAAGACATCGCAGATGCTGCATCGCGGCTATCTGACCGCGGAGGAGACCGAGGCGGCAGGCAAGCGATTGGTCGAGCAGCGCATGAAGGAAGCCGGTGCCAGTGCGTCTGAGATAGAGGCCGCTACGTCACAGGTGCAGATTGCCCGTACCATCCGGGCCTTGCCGCTTGCCACGGCACGGCTTGCAAAGGCCGCGGTTTACAAGGAGATGGTCAACAATCTCAGAGATCTTGCCAAGGCTGCGGGCGTCGAAGGCAGCTTTACGATTGAGGGCCATGGGGCTTTCCGAGAATGGAAGCCAAAACTTGAGAAGATACAAGATGTTGCCGGTGAGCCATTTTGGCAGCCGGTT